CATTTACGGGGTTTCTTATGATCATAGGCGTATGCGGATTTATTGGGTCTGGCAAAGATACAGTTGCTGACTATCTAACTAACTTTCACGGTTTTCGACGAGAATCATTTGCTAACAGTCTTAAAGATGCAGTAGCACATGTATTTGGGTGGGATAGAACCATGCTGGAAGGCCGAACAAAACAAGCCCGTGAATGGCGCGAACAAAAAGACGACTGGTGGTCTAATCGACTGGGTGTTTTAATTACTCCACGCTGGGTTCTACAGTTTTGGGGCACAGAAGTATGTCGCAAGGCATTTCACGATGACATTTGGATTGCCAGCTTAGAAAACAAACTACGAAATTCAACAGACGATATTGTTATTAGCGACTGTCGTTTTCCTAATGAAATCAAATCAATTAAAGATGCCGGCGGCATTGTAGTACGTGTAGTTCGCGGTCCAGAACCGGACTGGTATGATGCAGCCATTGATGCAAATAGCGGTGACAGGCACATGGGTTGGGCATTAGGTAGAAAAAAATTAGAGGATCTAAAAATTCATGCTAGCGAAACAGCATGGGTTGGAACTAAGTTTGACGTAATTCTTGATAACAACGCTAGTATTGATGATTTGTATCTACAAGTTAAAAGTCTGGTTTTAGAGAACCCTGACGCCACTGAAACCCTTCCTTGTGCAGAGTCCTCTGGCAGTTTGCACACACTGTCTTAAGATTAGCAGGCCGGGAGTTATTTAGATTCCCGTCTACGTGATAGACATTAAACTGCTCTCGGTGCTTTGACTTGTATCCACATTTATCACAGTCTGCCTTCATACGATAACCGTCTCTATACCATTTAGGATCACCTGCACGAATACCGCCGTGGTGCAGGCATGCTTCGCATCGTTTGCGATAGTATGTACGTCCGTTCTTAACATAGTTAACGGCAGAGGGTCTTAAACCGCAAATACACAAGGGCCTTGTCATACACATATTTATACCGGACCTTTTTGCCCCCTTTTCTTAGGTGTATTAGCGGCTATTTTTAACCAAATGCTATAAATACATGTAGAACAAGAACCTTAGGAGATTCCAAAATGGCATTAAGTTCACCAGGCGTACAAGTCAGCGTAATTGACGAATCATTTTATACACCAGCAGAACCTGGCACAGTCCCTTTGATTGTGGTAGCAACTGCTGAGAACAAACAAAACGGCGGAGGCACCGGTATCGCCCCGGGAACACAAGTTGCCAACGACGGAACAGTGTATTTGCTAACAAGTCAGAAAGACCTAGCAGATACTTTTGGAGACCCAGTTTTCAAGACTGACTCTAATAACAATCCTATCCATGCAGGCGAGCAAAACGAATATGGTTTGCAAGCAGCCTACAGTTTACTAGGTGTTAGCAATCGTGCATATGTAGTTAGAGCAAATGTTGATCTTGACCAACTAAATGCTAGCGCAGATGCACCGTCGGCTAATCCAGCAAACGGTACATATTGGTTAGATACACAAAATACAGCATTTGGTATTTTTGAATGGAACGACGCCGCAGCAACTGCTGGCGGTCAGATGTTTGTTGCAAAAACACCGATTGTTATTACTGATACAAATCAGATTGACGGCGTGTTACCAAAAGCTTCAGTAGGTGCAATTGGCAGCTATGCTGTAGATGCTACTCAAACTCCAGTGTCTATATTCAATAAAAATACAGCAGGCGAGTGGCATAAAGTTGGTAGCAACTTATGGCAAGAGAGCATCCCTACAGTTACTGGTACAGTTTCTGGAGCTATTGGTAGTGTTACATTCACAATTAACGCTAATTCAATTGTATCAGGTATATCGATGCTTGCTGCTGCCGCTGCGATTAACGGTGCGGCAATTAGCGGTGTAACGGCAGACGTTACTGCTGCTGGTAAATTAGTAGTTTACTCTACTGGTGCAGCACTAGATTTTGCCGGTGCATCAACACTTGGTATTCCAGATGCCATATATCAACCACCTAAGTTAGCAATTGACAAGCATACCGCAGTTCCACAGTGGAAACATGCATCCAGCGCACCAAACGTTGCAGCAACAGGTTCTGTATGGGTCAAGACAACTGAGCCAAATGCAGGCGCACGTTGGAGAGTCAAGCGTTTTAACGCAGGTACAGCATTATGGGAAGCAGCAGAAGCTCCGATCTACGGAACAGCAGCATCTGCATTGAAAGGATTAGATAATGCAGGCGGCGGTTTAAATCTAGCAGTTGGTACATTGTTTACTAAATCCAATTCAACTGACATTAGTACTTCAGAAGCTGATTTTGTAGTATATCGTCGTAAAGCAGGCGGTGCAACTACAATTACTTCAGCAGTTATTACTAGCACCACTTTTGACGCTACTCCTAACTATACATTTACACTACGGGAAAGTATTGTAGGTCAAGAAGCAATTTCAGCTGCATCTGGTACTATAACAGTTAACTGTGCTGGTGCAGCAGGCGATGCTGAGCTATTTGCTGCCGCTATTAATACTGCTGGCCTAGTAAATGTCCAAGCATCAGTTGATGCAAGCAACCGTGTAGTAATTACTCACACTAAAGGCGGTGAAATTCAAATTGATCAAACTGCCGGTACTATTTTTGCCGATGCTGGATTTACAACTAATTTGTATGACTCACCAGATAACTCAACTACACACGATTATGTAGCCAGTAACTGGGAACCACTAAGTTACACAGCAGGTGCAGACGCTCCTATGGCATTGGCATCAGACGGTGCATTATGGTATAGTTCAGTAATTGATGAAATTGACATCATGGTTCACAATGGTACTACATGGGTTGGTTATGCTAGTGTTACTGGTACAGATCCAGCTGGTCCAATAGTTAGTGCAACTACACCAGAAACACAAAGTGATGAAACTGCGCTAGTTACTGGTGATCTATGGATTGATACTAGTGATATTGAAAACTTCCCAACAATTTACAAATACAACGCAGACTTAGCAGTGGGTCAACGTTGGGTATTAGTTGATAAGACTGATCAATCAACAGAAGATGGTATCTTATTTGCAGATGCTCGTGCAGGAGCAAACGGTGGCTCAGCTACTGCGTATCCTGACTCGACTATTATTGAATTGCTAGATAGTGCTTTCTTAGACTTTGATGCTCCAGATCCTGCACTATATCCACGTGGTATGTTGTTATGGAACCTACGCCGTAGTGGATTCAACGTTAAGAAATTTGTACGCAACTATGTTGACCTGGCTGGCGACAACGGTCGTCAAGGTGGTGCATCAATGGCTGCTTACTACCCACATCGTTGGGTAACAGAAAGTGCTAACCAAGCAGACGGTTCTGGTACATTTGGTCGCAAGGCACAACGTGCAGTAGTTGTACAGGCTCTACAAGCTACAGTTAACAGTAACCAAGATATCCGTGACGAAGAAAGTCGTGTGTTTAACTTGATTGCTTGCCCAGGATATCCTGAGCTAATTGGTGAGTTGATTACCCTAAACTATGATCGTGGTTTAACAGCGTTTGTAGTTGGTGATACACCTGCTCGTTTAACAGCTGATGCTACTAGCTTACTAGCATGGGGCAACAACTTAAATGGCGCACTAGAAGACAATGACATTGGTGCAACTAGCTTTGATGAGTACATGGGTATGTTCTATCCATGGGGCTTCTCAAGTGACAACTTTGGTAACAACGTTGCAGTTCCCCCAAGCCACATGATCTTAAGAACTATTGCTCTAAACGACCAAGTTGCTTATCCATGGTTTGCACCAGCTGGTGTACGTCGTGGTGGTATTACTAACGCAACAGCAGTTGGTTATATTACAGGCGAAGGCGAATTTAAATCAGTTGCACTAAACACTGGACAACGTGATACGTTGTATGAATCAAAGATTAATCCTATTACATTCTTAACAGGAACAGGTCTAGTTAACTATGGTCAAAAGACACGTGCTCGCGCAGCAAGTAGCTTGGATCGTATTAACGTAGCTCGTCTAGTTTGCTACCTACGTAGACAACTAAGCGCACTAGCTAAGCCTTATATCTTTGAACCAAATGACAAGATAACAAGAGATCAAATCAAGAATGCAGTTGACGGATTAATGCTTGAATTAGTTGGACAACGTGCGTTATTTGATTTCGTAGTAGTATGTGACGAATCTAATAATACACCTTCAAGAATTGACCGTAATGAGTTATGGATTGATATTGCGATTGAGCCAGTTAAGGCTATTGAATTTATCTACATTCCATTACGTTTGAAGAACACTGGCGAAATCGCCGCATTAGGTTAATCCTATAAATACTATACAGGAGCTATAATATGGCAATCGCAACACTAAACAAATTTTCAGTACCCCTAGCTGGTTCTCCACAGAACCAGGGTATGTTGATGCCAAAGTTAAAGTATCGCTTCCGCGTTACCTTGCTAAACTTTGGTGTTAACAGCAATACTACAGAACTCACAAAAATGGTAGTGGACTTTACTCGTCCGACTATTACGTTTGATGATATCACGCTAGACACATACAACAGCAAGATCTTCATGGCTGGTAAGCATACATGGAGTGATGCAACTCTAAACGTTCGTGACGACGCTAACGGCGGCGTAACTAAGTTAGTAGGCGAGCAACTACAGAAACAATTCGACTTTTTTGAAATGTCATCTGCAGCCAGCGCCAATGACTATAAGTTTGTTACAAAATGTGAAATCTTAGACGGTGGCAATGGTGCATTTACTCCTAACGTTCTTGAAACGTGGGAATTATATGGC